ATGCCGACATGGTAACTCCATTTGGGAAAGAACCAATAGAATCGTCACCCTGTCTCATGTTACCGACAAACATCATTGTTCTTGCCTGTAGTGTGATAGTGGGATCACTACCCAAATCTGTTTCAGTTCCACCATAGGAAGAGGAAAGAGTAATTTTAGATTCAAGATCTGTCTTACTGGTGATATCACCATTACTATTAGGAGAATCTACTAAAGATAGTATACCTCCAACATAACCAGCCCCTCCGTTGGCTACTCTATAACCAGTTACTTTATAACCCTTTCCAGGCTCAAACGCTGTGCTGAGTTGAACAGACGCACCAGTTCCCTGACCAACTACAGTTGCTTGTGGATTTGGCATATCAAAGTAAACATTCTGTTGTTTCAAATCAATCTTGACATCATTAATTTTACCTGCGGTTGTCTTTGCTTTTTCCTGCACCTGAAATTGACGATACTTAGCACTAGATGTGTTTAGATTTGTTGGTATAGATTTGATTGGTCTTGGAACTGGTAGCCACTTAGTTGTCAAGAATGTGAACAGTTCGTCACTCACCGAATACAAATACTTCCATGTGTATCCATCCTCTGTAGTAAACTCGTCAGTTCCAACCCTAGTGGGTTTGATATGGGAAGCAACTCTGTCTCTTTCTAATCCCGACTCACAGTTTTTTATGCAGAGATATACGTTGTAATCATCTGTCATGACGTAAGGTTTATACTTATAAACCACAGTTCCATCAAATGCAACAGTGTAATCGTAAAAATTTACATCAGGATCTAAGGCATTATATACTGTACCTCGGGCCCAATTAATTCGAGGCACAACCAAAGACACATCGTCCTCAGTAACTCTTTCCATGACAACTATGTTCTCATAAACTTCTTCATCAGACTTAAGAGAATCTGCGGAGATGCCACTTGGCGTTGATTCCTTTGCAGCAAAGAAGAACAATTGATTATCTTTCCAGATATAATCGAGAGTAGTTCTTGCCGCTAAACTACGAAACATCGTGGAACTCGTGTTCGATATTGTTCTGTTGCTTATATTTACATTACTTTGTGAAGCCATCTATATTTCCTCTTATTGTCCAGTCGCTAAAGGCGTTGAGCAAGCCAAAGTCTCAAGCGGATCGTTTGGTGAAACATTGTATCCCTTTGCAGCATCTGGGATCAAGTTCATTAACCATCCAAGTCTCATATTACCAAACGCTGTTCCTGTTGTTGGACCAACAGACCAAACATTGGGATGATGATAAACATGCCATAACGTATAACCTCTAGCCGCTGCCGTAGTATATGTATCTGCTCCATAGGTTGGACCAGTGTAACCGTTCTCACCAGAAGTGCCTGCGGTCCATCCTATTGGATACCCACCTGAATCATGAACCGCTGTGAAACAGTTTACTGATCCTAGTGTTAATGGATTAGTATTATATGGATTGTACCCGCAAGTGAACCAGTCCTTAGCAGAGCAAGCATCTGGAAATGGTTGTCTTGGATCTATGGTGGTTGAGAATGTGTATGCCAGATAGTGTCCAACCAAAGGCTGTTCAGAATAACCCGTATCAATAGGGCCAGGTGCGGCTGGAATATATGAATCTGGTCCAACGTTATTGAATAGTCTAAATCCTGCTGGGTGTGCAATTTGTCTTATTGGATTTAAATTGAAATCAACTCCACCTGCTACATCTTCCCCAGGCAAATTACCCTGTCCCGCTGGCACAACAGAAGTTACTGAGTAAGAAAACTCTTGAAAATACTTGTCTCTAAATCTTACTCCACCACTAAGAGTGCTTCTACTATCTTTCCAGTATCCTTGGTATGTTACACCAGCCGCATCTTTATCAAAACCATCTATGTTTGGAACCCATATTGAGTCTGACAAAAAGCAAAGTTGAAGTTTGGGATAGTCAAAATCAATAGAAGCAGCCTCTAAACCGAAAAGAGAAGCCAGGAGAAAACGAATTGACTCCTCGGTTCCTTTGGTCAAATAGAACTGTCTGATAAAGGTCAAGAATCTTCTAAGATCAATTTCAGAATTTGCTGGATCCGACCATAGATAATTTTGATTTATTGGGAATAGTTTAGCCAATAATTCTTTGTGGTGAATCAACAGAGCAGGAGAGACATTATCAATGTCCATGAGATATGGAATTTGGTTGATACCGTTAGAAATTCCTAACCACTCGAAATAACCATCAATGAATTTTACATATAATTCATGGTTTTCTAAAACATGAACAGGTAATCTATCACGAACATAAAAAGGAAATCTTGGTGTATCAACATCTACCGCAGCAGTCGAGCCTAATAGACTCTGTTGTGCATTATAGAATGCAAGACCTAGATTATTTTCAAATTCATTGAATGGATTTTCTGTTGTTGTTATCATTAGTCAGTTACCGTCATTGTATTTGTTATTGTTCCTAGACTATATGAAGCCTGTCTAATTCCTCTGACTGATTTACTAAATGGTGTGGCATATATGGTTAGATCCATCGCTGCTGCATCATCTGCATCTGTCTTTGCATCCCATCCTGATAGATTTAGAATAGTAATATTTCCCGTTTGATAATTTACGGTTCCTATTCTAGAATTAATAATTTTCTTTGCACTATTTACATATCCACCAAAGCGAAGGAAACCATTTCCGTCATCATCAATGAAACCTAAGTTTTCGTCGTCGTTATCTAACAGGTCCACTAGAATTGCGAATTCATTAGAGAAGATACTGCCAGGTACAATTCTATTTGCGAAGGAGATGAAAAAGTTTCTTGGTAGTGGATCTGTAATGTCTTGATTATAGGCTGAATTTGAAAATGATGCAGATATGTTTACGTCAAAGTCCACCGATCTGATGTCATTATTTTCCGTTACTAACTCAGATACAATACTTGAATATGGAAAGACTGCTTTGAATCCACAGTCAGGATCGTACAATCGTATCTTACTTATCACCTTGTCACGAGTCCCTGTTCCATCTGAGTTGATTATCGAATCATATACGACAGTTCCTCTTGGAACATTAATATCATAACAGGTTGGATTTTTAAATTCAGGCAAAACACCAACGACCATTTTCTCTTGTAGTTTCGCACCAAATTCCGACAACTCACTCGCACTAAAAGTAGCACCAGTTGCATCTTTAATTGCAGCAAGGAAAATTCTACCATACTGGGGTGGGTTGTTATCCTCTCCACCCCATGCGGTGGCATCAAATACTTCTGGGTTGTCTACCTTGAAAACAATCTCGGCATCATTTGCCGTGACTGCTCTATTCTGTGCCTGAAAGTATGACGGAGCATTCGTTCTAATGCTTTCTGCACTCTCACGCTCTGCTCCACCGAAGGAAGGAGTTTTCACAGTGATAGATGATATGATTGTAGTTCCAGTTTCACTAAACTTAGTCTCTCCATTGGCATTGTTAATACCATTTGGTGTAAGATACTGAACTAAAACCGTAGAATTATCTGGAACATTAACACCGTAGGTTCCATCACCAAAAGAAACTTCATACGCACCCGAATAAATCGGATCAATAAAGAAGACTTGGGAGTTTGAATTGAGAGCAGATATTCTATCTGCTTTTGTATATTGAACACCACCAACAAAAACTCTTAATGAAGAAATATCTACGTCTTCTGGAATAGTAACCTTTCCGTTAAAGAATGTGGTGTTGTTTGTAAAGTTTGCAGATTCGTTTTGATATACTGTTATTTGACCTGTATTGTTACTCAGTTCTGTGTTATCTATTGTAGTAAAAATGTATCCAGTATCTGCGCCATTGAATGCGGTTCCTGCTGGGATATTATTCTGTGATGATGTAACGTTTAACACTGCCCGAGCAGCGATTCTAGAACGAGGTGTATATCCAACCAGTCTGGCAAGAGACATCAGAGAATCTCTTTTCTGTGCCGAGTCAATGAAACTTTCATTTGCAAGGAAGTTGGTGTATGTTGAAAAGAAAGCAGTGTTGTATGATAGAATATCAATTAAGGTACTAAGAGCAGATCCGCTAAAATCATAGTCGGTAAATTCTTCTTTAGTTCGTAGGAAATCTATCAAAGAACTTCTTACCTGATCAAAGTCAGTTTCGCTAAGTTTTATAAATGAGTCTGTCATTATTTTACTCTCTCTATTTGTAGATCTAAGGTGTCTTCATTATCTAAAAAACTATATTCTACTTCTATGGTTAATGTTTCTGATACTTCATTAAAATCAACTAAAACAGAACGCAAAGTAACTCTCGGTTCAAAACTTTGAATTACTTCTATAACGTCCTCTCTAATTTCTGAAACATCTCCTTCAGTAAACGAATCGAATAATCTACTTATTAAATTAGCCCCTAGTGAGGGACGAAAGGGTCTCTCATAAAAATTAGTGAGCAATAAATTTTTCAACGATTGTTTGATTGCATTATTGTCAAATTTCCGTGCGACATCATTCGACGCAGATTTTGCGAAATTAAAATCCAAATCAGAATATCTAAACTTATCGGTTATCTTTGCCATTTTAGTATGTATGCCTATTCAGTTGAATCATTTGTTTGTAAATTACCATTTGGATCAAAAGGTAAACTATCTCGATTTAATCTAAGTTTCATTGTTTGTTGATTGTTTGCTAGATATACTCTTCTAATACCAGTTACTATATACTTACCTCGAATTGGATTATTACTTTGTGTTTCATTTCCCATTGACGGTGACTTAGGTAATACTAGTTTGACTAACTTTCCAATACTCATAGACATATCATTTGGAACCGTGATCTCAACTTCCTGTGATTGAAGTAAAGCAACTTGCGCCCTTATATACATGGGCTGCTCTTTCGGTGTTGACCAATAACGATTCCAAGCATATGAACACAACTTAGCATATTCAACTGCTTTGTTCTTCTCTGGATTTATATTATTTGGTTCACCGTCAGCAACTGATCCTACGCAAGTTCCTCTACAATCAAGGAAGTTTTGCCAATCTTTCTTATGATAGATTGGTCTGTTTGCATCGTATAGATTTAATGCCCTATTACCAACGTAAGAGGTTTCTATTCCCTTTTGTCTGAGCGTACCAGATAATTCTGCGATACCAGCCCGATTCCCAAATCCAGTGGTGTCAGAATTCTGTTCTTGAATTACAAACTCGCCACCAGTTTTGTTCTGAAGATAGTCGTCATTAATAATTCCAAACTGCTTTAGGAATTCGATGTAAGAACTATCCAAGAAATTACCTTGATACCCTATGAATCTTTTTGGTAAGTTTGATATATTACCGTAGTTGTATGGAAGTCCTCTGGACCAAACCGCAGGGAATTTCACACTGATTGTACTTGTTTGTACATCAGCCAATCTCATAACATATGCCGTTTCATCGCCGTCCGAGACGCCCGAACCGTCGAAGTCGCCGAACCCGCCGGCCGGCGGGAGTTCCTCTGCACGATATGTTAGTTTCTTCACATATGGAACTGATATGGTTTCTTCACTTGTTGTTTGATGACCACACAGGAACGGAGTTGAGCAGATTGACGCTTTGTCATACTTCGGATTTTGAATATAGTTAACATCAACTGAGAAAGTAGTGGTAATTTTATCACCTTCTTGAACTGGATCTGGATCTTCAAGTGTAGGATTACGAATATCTCCTTCAGTAACGCTGCTTCTCACCAAATCGGTGGTATGAGAAGCATACGACTCCCCGAAATATTTAGTTGCATATTCTTGGTCATATATCCGATAACCTAGTTCGACAATACTCCCCATCCCCTCTGTATTTAGATAAGGAGTTCCAAAATCAAAATTAAGCAAACCAGTTTCTGCTAGATTATTAGGTAAGAAGTCTTTGAGGAACATGTTTGATTCGTGTACTGCATATAACTGTGCCTCAGAACCACTAAAGTTGGCATCCAAATCTCTAAAGAATGAAATATAATTTCGTCGGTTTGGTAGTCCAAATCTTGGATTAATCCAATATCCATTCCAGAATGTCATATTGTCGATGTTTATTGGTTGTCCATAATCTCCTCTGATTATAGGAGACACATACTCTGGACCTAGATGCTCACTAACCAAAGCACATTCAGATGGAATGGCTTCCCACTTTTCACGAATCGAAAGACAATCAACTTCACTACCATCATATGGAAGAAGTGGTTCGGGCGTAGTGCATCTTGGGTATGATTGACCTTGAATTGATTCATCTACTCTTGCTACATTATCAAACTCTATAACTGGTAGATCTAATAAAAACTCAGCGATTCTCCGTTCTTCCACTTCTCCGAAATTAGGGTTGGAGAAGGATCCAGAGGGAATGTAGGGAAACCCTAATATTTGAGTCCTTCTGTCTCTATTCTTTGCCGTACATGTTTGAAAAGCATTCCCATCAAAATTATTTATATTATAATCTAAGAAATCTGCGAAAGCCGGCGTTTGAACTGGAGGAAGACCTGATATAGGCCCGACGTTAGTACCAAAAAGATATACATTTATTACCGCATTTTCATATGCAACTTGATCAAAACCAATTATATCATACTGAGGTTCTTCAGTTGGTTCATCACGATTAGTCCTTACTTTATATGTAAATCCATCAATGTATTGTCGTTGAAATTCCTCATTACCAAGAATTTCTTTGAGTTCAGCCTCACCATCAGATAATGTTTGTTCTCTATTTAAACAATAATCACAATAAGAACCACCATCACCTCGACCAATTTTGCCCTCGCCGGCTTCTAGAGTATTTAATCCTCCTTCAATGACTAGATTATGCTCCAAGTAAAGTCTCTGAAGACTGATGTTGTAATAGTCTCGTAAAGCCTTAATAATTGGTGTTTTAATTTTATCATAAACAGTTCTAAACTTAGACCCTTCTAGAGTTGTTTGCCGTAAAAACTTTTGCTTGAAAAATTCTGCACGGTTGTTCAATCTGAAACTCATCTCAGTTCCGATTCTATTCTGCGAATACCATCTATACGTTAAATCGTTTTCATCATACGGAGCAGCGGCAAACCATGAGTCATTGCCCGCACCTGCATTGGAGTATGCTGGTGGAATTTCTAAGAAACTAGGAAAACTATAGTCTGAAAATTGATTTTCAACATCTTGTAGTAACGGATAGGTTTCTACTTTATTCCACTTATCATAATCCAAAATATAATCATAACTTATAGCGTTCTCTTCTATTGCTTCCTGCTCTACTAAAGTTTCACCGACAGTATCTTGAAACCCATTGGGACCAATAACTCTGGTTGCTCCTAGTAGATTTTCTGGTAGAGTCATGTAATATGATGCCAACTCATTTTCAGGATTTAGTTCATAGTAAACAATCTTAGAAGACAATGCCTGACTTGCAATTAAGTCCATGAAGTCAACTTGTTTTAATACCTGTAAATCAATTATTCTTGTTGCTTCGTTTATTCCAGGCGTATTCACGTTTGCAACACCATAAGTATATGTTTGATCTACATCATCTTCTCCGCCTCTATCTCGAAGATAACTGTCAATTGATCTAAAATGCCATCCTTTAAGATCGTTCCAAACAAAAAAGTTTGCCGCATTTGAATTTTCTAAACAAACAGCATTCTCTGATAATTCATTAAGAAACTCAAAAACTCTTAAAGGTCTACTATCTTCTGATGGAAGTCCTTCAGATTTATTACCCCAATTATACCGTTCATCTAAAACACTTTCATTATTTCGATTATCGAGATAAGCAGGAACATAGTTTATCCAGTTAGCGGTTGGTTCAATATCAATTGGAGATACATTGTCTCCTGCTGAATCAGTTATTGATATGTCTCCCTTGGCATTCATATGTTCAAAAATTTTATTCACAAGTCCATAGTCTTGATTTGTTAATCTATTATCGGAGTCATCAACTTCTGTTTCACCAGTAGGAATCAGTCCCAAACCAAACAATGAACTACTTTCGGTTCGTGTAATAGAGGCTCCGCTTTCCGTCGAAATTGGCCCTATGTGTTTGTCGTTTAAATGTCTTTCTAATTTGAAATTATCTATTAGTCCCTGATAACTACAGAAAGAAAAAGCATAAGTTGTTAAGTTGCCACTAGAAGAAATCGTATTCGTTACTTTATAAGCCTTAAAACGCTGGATAACTTCCGTAGGTATTGCCTTACCCTGATCATCGATATTTTGATAATTAAATGAAATCGTTATCCATTCGGTTCCATTGATGCTACCTAAGTCTAAATCCCAGCCTTTTTGATTTGTTACAATCAAAGTTCCCAACATTGAATTAGTATATAAATCTTCCGTAAAATCTAATGAGATAAGATCTACACCAAGTTCAATTTCAATCTCTTTCTTAGGTCCATTTCCTTGAGATCTAAGTCGTGGATCATCCTTTGAAAAGGATCCGCTACCAGCAACATTAAATCCGCCATCAACAAAACCATCAACGGAAAGTTTAATTGATAATAAACCGCTGTTGTATACTGAGGGATATTCTGTAGGTGTAGGCATATTTTTAAATTCCGTTTATCATAAAACACTTAAATTACTAGTATTTCCTGTTTTTACTGATCTTCTTCTTCCGGCAGATGGGAGTTGTTTTAATACTTTGGCCGCTTCTTCATACGCTGCAAATCTTAACTCTGGTGGGAATATCTTTAGTTTTCTCTTTAGATCAATACCAGTTTCTATATCGAATATTTTAGTTCTTGAATAAGGACTGACATCAACGTTATTTGGATCAAGAACATATCTATATGCCAAAGTTGTAGTTAGGTTACTTGTTGACGATGTATCTGACGGATCTAAGATTTTCTCAAGAGGAGTGTCGATGTTCGATCTCCAAGTGAAAGGACTTAGAATTCTACCACTAGATGTTCTAAAGGTATCTATTCTAGAATATGGAGTTTCAGCAAGACCAACCTGCTGAACTCTTCCTATCTCACCCCGATCATTTAGTCTACCAAAAAATTCTCCTTTAGTGAGCCGTCGGCCAATTGAATTTTTTATATCAAGATCAATACTAAAAAGTTCACGACGAACGGCAGAAACTCTAGAGGTAAATTGATCTGGATCTATATTACCACCAGCATCACACCTAGCAACTATATCACCAACAGCGAAAGGATATAATTCATTTTCCGTTTGTCCTGTTGGAAGAAAACTAATCGAATCGAAGTTGATAGCAAGTGTAGTATTATTGATATCCAAACCATCTCTAGGCCAATCTCTAAACGGATCGGTCATGTCATTGAAAACCATCAAGAGCCAATAGAACTCTGAATCTCCATACACCTTACTGGAAACAATATCAGGTGTCTCTCCAGTTTTTACTTCATATGATCTATAATTTTTTACATCAGAAAAATTATCAACAAACTTAAAACGACGTAGGATGTTCAATACTTCTTTTACATCTCTAGTTCCGCCTATATTATTGGGATAATTTACGAATGTGGTTTTTGGAAAAAGTTGACTAAACATTCAAGAATCCTTTTGTAATCTAGTTCCTATTGTGTCACTGGTCATAGCACGAATATCTTGGAAGGTAACTGTCAATTCTATCGCCTGAAAGTAATCATCCACACTCAAAACTGTTCTACCACCTCCGCCATAGTTAACATCAATTGATGTACAAACTGCTTCTTGTATTACAGGAAATCCATTATCTTGATTACGTTGTGGGTGTTGTGAAATCGCAAACTGATGAGGAAAGGTATAAAATGCTGTTGTGTCTGCACCCAATAAACCTGTATCGGGGTATGCGAGTTTTCTAAATTCATTAATAATACTCACAATAGTCGTTCCTTCATCCCTATTTCGAGCAAACATATTAAATGTAAATGAATGTGATCGTAAAGAAGGACTATTAAATAACAATTCTTCCTTTGGGTTAATCGATTTACCAGTAAAAGACTGTGCTGCTTGCCTTGCACCATCAGGACCAAGATCATTTGCTAAAGCCGCGAATGCACCTGCTGCTGCGTCTCCTATGTTTAAGTTAATTAAATTACCCAATGCTTCTGTTTTTAATAAACTAGTTGTTTCATAATTAAAACCATCCTGTGAACTTAGTTGAGGAGGAATTGCAATTCTAATTTTTTTCTCCTGAGTCTTATCAGGTTTAAAATCCGCATCAAGCCTGTTTGTTCTTGTTACATATGGAGATGCCCTAAATAGTATGTAAGGTATATTTTCCGATTTGATTGTTCCCGGATATTCAAGATTTACACTGTTAACTGCACTCGCGGCCCTGGCGCCCGCGCCGGCGGCAATTGCTCCGA